TTTTTTATGAAAGTCTTTATCACTGTTTAACTCTTCATAACACATATGAAAAATCATACGTAAATATGAATATGTATGAGCACAAACACCCATACTATCATAAACCATCCCTAAAGCACTAGCAGCGACATCATAAAAGTCAACACGTTTCAAGCCAAAATTAGCTTTGGGATAATAGTCAGTAATGGGACGAAAAGGCAAAAATTCCGCCGTACTATGAGGGAACGGCGCTTCCCAGTCGTAAATTTTAGTTGGACGTCTAATAAAAAAACGCTTTAAGAAGACAACACCGCGATAAATTAACTCATTATTTAAACCTAACGTAGACAAGCCATACCCATGCCACATAGTCTCAGGTTTCATTGTCATTCTGTGAACTCTATTTAAATAATCATTAAACTTTGTCTCATTAAAAAAAATTAAACAAAATTTTCGGGACTGATCCATTATCGTCATCACCATAAACCGCGAAGTTAATCCCTCCTGATTGAAACCAAAAATCAAAAACATCCTTAATTTTTGGATTAAGTCTCAAAGTCTCTTCAACAAAAGACCAAAAAAGCCATCCCATGATCCAGGAGCCTCCATGTGACGTTTCATTGTCTCCGGACGGCATTTTTCCAAACATCCATACCCAAACCATATCTGTTAAACGGCATAATTTGACTGCTAATTTAGAGGCCGACCATCTTAACATTGCCTTGTACAACAATTTCGTAAATTCATCCATATTATCAACATTAATATAAACTCGTGACATAAAAACATACATCTCAAGTAAATTTTTTAAAATACGCGTATCATATCCTTTAATATCGCCTCCAAAAGAAACAAAATTAGGATCATCTATCTTCATTTGTTTAACATAATTGGTCGCCCCTCCGTATAACCATTTTATACCAATTTTTATCATCTTCCCTCTCTCAATTCTATGACGAGGCTCATGCAGAATATAATTGATCAAATACTGAAAAGCAAATGGTATATAAAACTCACGACACTTATCATACATACTATTCCGCGTATCTTGTGTCCACGCATCGACTATATACGCATTAAGAACTTCAGGTTTCAAAACAAAAAGATTAGCAACTTCTCCTAAATCCTGTATGAATTCGTCCATATTTCTATGTACACGAAAACGACGTATACACTCGACAAGATGTTTCTTTATTGGGTATTCAACATCTCTCTTCTTTCCATGAAACACTCTAGCTATTGATCCAAGCTCACCCTCTGATTTAGTATTACGACCGGGTTGCAAGCCTGAAGCATTGTTCTGAGGAATACGACATTTCATAATATCAGATTCAGCACAATCCCAAGGGACCGTGCCAAATTTCTCACGTGTTCCAATATAATCATACATACGATTAAGACCTTTTTCCATATCCTTACTCTGTTCGAGCGTGAAAGATCCTTGCGTCGTATCAGCAGTGTATTTAGCTATCAATTTTTCATATTTACCTCTTGCGTATATTCCATCCATAGTATGAGTCGTATATGGGCCATAAGAATCTCCTCCATAAACCATATTAAATGATGATAATTTTATAAGGCACATTTGCGCTAAAGTATAAACCTTTTTTGGCTCCCAAGGTATACCTTGAATAACACAATAACGTACATCGGCTCTTTTAAACACATTCTCTTCCAAATATGACATCCTCATTTTCTGGAAGGGATGAATAATCGTTTCAGAATTAACAACAACAATCTGAC